GTGTATGGCTCCAAGGCTCTAGGGGATAGTACTTAGAGTTATTGATGACATTCATCACCTTAAATCTAGTACCTGCACCTGTGAGACTGTAGCCAGTGTATTGATCTGCTACCGTAGCAACAGTAACAGCGGTATTAAAAGCGTCCCATTCATAGCTATCAGCTACTTCTCGCTTTGCATCGTTAACGAATTTACCGATAACGGTTGAGAGTGTGTTCTGTGTGACAGTATCAACAGTAGGTTCTCTCATCCGAACCAAGACATCATTAACCAACTGTAAATATGTTGGTAGAGCCATCTTTTAGTACTTCTTTTTATTGCTCTTCTTGGTCATACCGGCCTCAGACATAGCGATAGCGATTGCCTGTTTACGGGACTTAACTGCTGGGCCAGATTTGCTGCCAGAGTGCAACTCACCTGCCTTGTATTCCTTCATTACTTTACCAACTTTAGCTTGTTTAGCTGTTTTTGTCTTAGGTTTAGTAGCCATGATTTATATCCTTACTTCAAGAAACGGAGGTGATATTTGGCTTGGTCGTAAATACCTACAGCCTCGTCGATAATGTTGTGCAAAGCAGTGTTGGTTCGTGGGCAGATAGCTTCACGGTTCTTTTCAATCCACTCAGTGTGCTTTTCCAAGATATCCAAGAGATTACCTTTGTACTCATTGGCAATCAAAGGAACATCCAACAAGACACCGTAGCAACCTTGATACTTCTGACCAAACTCATCGGCAGACTCTACGATTGCATTGTAAAAGTCATTAGTAGCCGAATGTTCTGAGAAACTCTTGGTCTTCAAGTGGACACGATGGGCTAGATCCCGTGCCAAGAACAATAAGGCAACATACTTGCCAGCCATCATGGTATTCATTTGAACATCCTATCTGCGAAAAATGTAATAACGCCTCCTACGATGGAGGCAATAGTCATACCCATCCAGAAGCCACCTTTAGATTTGTTAGCCATCTCTAACAGACACTTGACATCTTTGCTCAATGAGTGGACTTCGTTCTGGAGGGCTTCTACCTGTGCTTCTAGCTTACCAAATTCCCTTGCACTAATATCCTCGATGCTCATTCAGCCACCACCTTCTTAGGGCGACCCATCTTCTTAGCAGCGGTAGCGACTGTAGGAGCTGTTTCCACTATCTCATCGTCTTCGAGGTATTCGACCAACTCGTAGTCAGGGTGGTCTTCCATGCTGTCAATGTCAACCAACTGTATGAAGGTGACGGTTTGACCGCTAAGTTTACATTTGTAGGTTGCTGAGGGCATAATCTAAGTTCCTTATCTAGGCAGACCAAAGGAGGCCATTAAGACCCCCTTCAGTCTAACTAGAAGCTATTAAGCTGGAACAGCCAAAGCAACGCTAGAGTAGTCACGCAACTCAGCAACACCGTACAAAGTGTCAGCAGTGAACAGAGTACCGAGGTATTCTTGTTTGTACTGAGTTTGTGCACGCACGCCTTGTTGCTCAACCAAGATGTAAGCATCTTTGTGGCCCATCAAGCAGATACGGTCAGCGCCAGAGTTGCCAGCACCGCTGTCAGCGTTGGTAGACACATACACTTGCACGCCATACACATCACCAATGTTACCATTGCGGATGGTGTTGTTAGCGCCTTGTTCGCCCACGAAAGCTTGTTCAGTGAAACGAGCCAAGCCCATCAAGGTGTTACGGCTTGAAGGAGGAACGATGAAGAAGCGGTTGTCCATAGGAACATCGCTGTCGTCCAAGCGTTGAATAGTGCGACGGATAGCAGCATCAGTCAAAGCAGCAGCGTTAGAAGAAGTGCTGTTGTAAGCGGTAGTACCGTTAGAACCGATGAAAGCTTTAGTAGCAGTGTTTGATGTAGCGTAGTCATCAGTACCGACGGTAGCGCCGTTAGCTTGACGACCCAAACGGATCAAGTCTGTGTCCACTTGTTTAGCCAAGGCATAGCCAGCGTCATCAGTGTAGAAGGCGCGGAGGCTAGACAAAGCTTGAGCTTCAACGATATCTTCGATCAAGCGGCTGTATTCATAGTGCTTGTTGATAGACACCAACACTTCGTTTTCAGTAGCAGCGATCAAAGTCACTTGAGTCGAAGCAGCCTTAGCAGAAGCAGAACCACGGGTAGGGCTAGGAATGTGAACGGTGTCCCCTTTCTTGCCTTTGAAGTTCATCTTCTTGATGAGGTTAGCAGCCACCAAGTTCTTTTTGTAAGCAGCAACAATTTCATCACTCCAAATCGCGGGGATAAACTTTGCTGCTGTGGTTGTGGTTACATGATTAGTACCGAGTCCCATTTTAAATTTCCTTTAAGAAGTTATATTTTAGATTGTGTGTTATTTAACACGACCCTCTGCGTAAGCAAGCATGATTTCAGGCTCAAGGGCCTCATATCGTGCAGGATCGTTCATTCTCAGCCGAATAAGGTCAGCTCTACGATAAACTCGCTTAGATGATTCCCCAGAACCACCAGTATCAGTAGCTACAGCTTTCAAATTCTGTTGCAACACCTGTTTACCAGTGTCTTCCACTTGTTTTGTCTTAATAGACTTTAGTTGTTTATAAGTGGACAACAATTCATTGGCACTATCGTAATCAAACTCGCTATCAGCTTTTGCATAAAGTCCTAGTCGGACGGGTGAACCTTTTACCCACTCTGCAAACTCTGGATCAGACACTACTTGCTGGAAGTCTGGATGATCTTGAGATAGTTTTTGTTGAATCTGCATCTTTTTGAACTCTTGCGCTGCTTGACGAGCTGCAAGGACATCGGGATGACGGTCAACTGTGTTCTGAATTGCTTTCTTAGGATCTTCAAAGAAGTCTACTTCAGGCTCTACTTCAGTAAGTGGTGGCTTAGATGATAGAGATTGCTTGAGAAGTTCATCAGCCAGTTTCCTGACCTCACCTACTTCCTGAGCTTGCTTCCCAATGAGCTTTTCAGCCTCTTGGTGCATCTTGATGATTTCCTGAGCACTTTTACCCCGATATTTTTCGGGAATGTCGTCTTGTTGAGAGGGATGATCCTCTTCAATCTTAGGGGGTGCTGTGAGTTGTTCGACTACATCGAGTTCACTGTCTTGCCCTTGGTTGTTTGTGGACAATTCATCGTCATCTAATAACATATTACTGATTCCTTTCCTGCCGATATAACGGTTCTAGGAGATAATTTAAAATAAGACCCGGTTATAAATACTTGTGGGTCTGCTATTGTCAAGAGTTCTGCTTACGCTCTACTTTGAGCTTCTCAGCCCTCTTGCGTTCCCATGCGTCATAAGCTGTCGGAAAAGAGCCTGTCCAGCCTTCTAACTTCATGGAGGGTGCACTTACGATCCTATGGGCGTCTTGACCACATTCCTTACAAGGCATGTTTCTGATCTCATCGTCCACAAAAGCTTCAGTGCGGTGAGCATTGTCACAATAGAATTCAAAGAATCGTCTAGGCATTGCCAGATTCCTCCTCTAATTCCTTGTAAGTCTGCTCATACGAGCCTTTCAGCCCGTAAAGCCAGTTCAATATATCTATCTGTCCCCTGCGAAAGTCAAGAGAGTGTGTTTCCGTGACAGAAGATAACTTGTCGTAGCTATTCTTTACTTTGCCAATGTCCTCCATCAAGTCCTGCCACCCTTGGGTAGCCATCATCGAGAAGGCATCGTCATAAAATCTCTGTAAATCTGGGGCCATGTGCTTGTCCAGTTGTTTAACTTAACGCAATACTACCAGAAAAGTAGTATTTTGTCAAGCTTTTTATAGTATAAATATGTAATTATTTACTCTGTCGTTTCGCCAGTAGGCTGCCAAGGCAAACCGTTAGCGGACACTGGAGCCTTCTGAGCCTCAATCTGAGCCTCTAGAGCAGATTCCACAGCTTCTTTGTCAATCTTGCCCCACAACCAACCAAGAACTGTTTGTTCAGTCAAGGTGTTGTAGTTCACGAATGAGTCACCACGCTCTAAGGCTTGTGTGTTCACGATACCTGCGGTGTAGTCACCATCTACGGCTGTTGCAGTCCAATGAACACAATACACAAGTCCATCAGATGTGTATCTGTCAAGGTTTACTATTTTCCATGTGATTGTCATGCTTGACCTTTCAATGCGGCTACATCAGCCTGTAATTGAGTGATGATGGCTTGTTGTTCTTGAATGGCTTTAGTCATCACAGCCAACAACGCTCTGTCATAAAAACCATAAAGGCCGTCTGATCCTTTTGGTGCTGCCGATGGAATAATTGGAGCCACTTGATCGGCAAAAAAACCAAATTCAACAGCGGCTTCGTCACCC